GAAGCGAAATCGCATTAGGGAGCAAAAAAAAAGATTATGCCCTATTTATGGTTACATAATAAAGTTGCAGTGGAGGTGGAAGAGTTGGTTCCTAAGTATTGGAATGTGCTCAAGTCCTTACAGAGTGCTATCTCTCGCAGTGAAGGTAAGCCTTATGGTGTTAAGAAACTCCAATCGGGTGGGAATGGGCGTAGGCTACTGATAGACTATGACACCCTTCCCAAGGAGATACAAGAGGCACTGGGTGATCCACGAAAAGCAGGTCATCTGTTGGAGCGATATTACCAAGTAAAAGACGAAACAATACGCTTCTATAGTGAATGGAAACGTGGGGACAAGCACCTTACTGATGAAGAGATAGACCGCTACATCATTAATGCTACTACTCTGCAAGCCTTGGTTACCCTTGAGCAGGAACGACTCAATATTCGCAAGGCATTGCATAAAAAGAGTGCTACCAAGGGGCTTGCTCAAAGCCTACTTACCGATGCAGTGAGCTTTAACGAGACCTTGCCTCCAAGTCGTAAGCATAGCCTGCCTGAAAGTTTAAGGCATTTTAAAAACACTTTAAACGCCTTTAAAACCGATGGACTCCTCTCCGTTATCAAGGACCCTTACGGAAAGGGCAAGCAGAACGCCCGAAAGGTAGATGAACGTGTCATAGAGGTGCTACAAGGCTTATTCGTAGGGCAAACCCACAAGCCTACTCCTACTGATATATCTCGGCAATATGATGCTTTTTTGGCTGGCTATATAGAAGTATTCAACAAGGAAACAGGTGAACTATACGAACCTACTGGCTTCCCTGCCTTGAGCGAAAGTACTATCAAAGCCTATCTGATGAGTTGGGAGCAGAAAATCATCTCCTACAATCTCAGAAGCGGAAACCGACAAGCCTTTATGGGGCAATTTATCCCCTATGCACAAACAGAGCTACCCATCAAATCAGGGTCTATCCTTTCCATTGACGACAGACAACCTCCATTTTGGTATGAAAAAGGGAAAAGAGTATGGTTTTATATTGGGGTGGATATTGCCAGTCGCTGTATGACAGCCTTTGTCTATGGAAAGAGCAAAGAAGGAATTATCCTTGAGTTCTACAGACAATTAGTAAGGAACTATCACCAATGGGAGCTAAAACTCCCTTATGAGTTGGAGTGCGAAAGCTCCCTTAATAGTAGCTTTAGCGACACCTTCCTTAGAGAGGGGTATATGTTCCAAAAGGTAAGAGTGGAAGCCAATAACGCTAAGGGGAAGTATATAGAACGTATGTTTGGCAAGATGCGTAACAACAAAGAAAAATATGCCGACGGATGGATCCCACGTCCCTTTGCTAAGAATGAAGCCAACCAAGCGGGCAAAGGTGCCACCAAGATTATCCCTTACAAGGAACTGGTGCAAGCACGCCTTGCTGATATAGAGGATTGGAACAACGAACCCCACGATGAGGATCCGAGTGTAAGCCGTTGGGAATATTTTCTCAACAACCAATTGGAAAGCCTACCAGAGACGAACTACCGCGCTATACTGCCTTATATTGGTTACTCTGTTAAGACCAGTTGCAAACAAGGTTATATCAGCTTAAACAGACAGAAAATGGCAATAGCCGAAGCGGGAAAGATACTTACAGGCGACCCACTTATTGAGAAAATGAAACAGATAGAAGGTAAGGATATAGAGGTGTATTGGTTGGACGGCAATGACGGGGAACTTATAAAGGCAATTGCTTACTGTGGTAACCGCTATGTATGTGAGGTGCAACCGATGCCACGTTTCCAAAGAGCACAAGCCGAGCAAACAGAGGAAGACACCCTTATCAAGGCACTGCAAAATGCTTATACAATGACCATTGTACGCTATGTACAGCACCAAAGCAAAGAAGTAGCTCCTATAGGGGTGATAGACAAGACACCGAAGCCAAAACGCTCTTTTGTGATTAACAACCTCAAGCGATTTGAAGCATGCGAAGCAGAGGAAGTAGAAATATTGGACGACTACAATACTATGGAGGAAGACGACAGACAAATCCTCTACAATCCCAGTACAGGGACAGAATATACTAAAAATTGGAGAAAAAAATATGCTATATGAAATTATCAATAGACTTTAAAAATAAGGTAAGGGAAGCAATTCTTTCTGACCGTGAGAACTATGGAGGATCCGATGCCGACTATGCCAAACGCCTAAACCTCAAGGGGGCTATCCTCTCCCGCCTTAAAAAAGGAGAAGTGGAGAAACTCATTAGCGACACCCAATGGTTGGTAATTGCTCATCAGCTTGGGGTACAAGTAAGAGACAACGCCTGGAAGGTAGCCCGTACAGCAGTATATACTGAAATAGAAGATAACCTACTCTACTGCAAGGAGTACAGCAAATCAATGATCTTGGTAGATGATTGTGGTATTGGTAAGACTTTTTGCTCCCAACACATTGTTCGTAAGCTCAAAAATGCTTTCTATGTGGATTGCTCCCAAGCGAAGACCAAACAGCAGTTTATCCGATTGCTTGCTAAGACTATAGGGGTGGATAATACAGGTAAGTATGTAGATGTAAAGGCAAGTATCAAGATGTGCCTTATCTACTTAGAACAGCCTCTTATTGTACTTGACGAAGCAGGAGACTTGGACTACAACGCTTTCCTCGAACTCAAAGAGCTATGGAATGCCACCCAAGGGGAATGTGCTTGGTATATGATGGGAGCCGATGGGCTAAGGGCTAAGATAGAGAGCGGTATTGCTCATAAAAAAGTAGGTTATGCTGAGATATTCGACCGATTCTTTGATATAACCTCAATTGTACCCCAAGGAACGGATGATCGTAAGGAGTTTTACATCCAATTATTGGGCGATGTAGCATCGGTAAATGCCAAGCAAAAGGAGGATGTGGACAAACTTGTGCGTAAGTGTATGAATCCGAATGACCTTAACACAAAGGATGTAACCCCTTCGGATTGGAAGAGACTTAGGTATTTGGAGAATTTAATTAAGTTAAGCTAAGTGCGAGGTGGGGAGATCCCCCTACCCCCTTCAAAGGGGGAATGCTAAGCAGAGATAAAAAATAAAGACAATGGCAAGAATAAAAGGTATATACGGGAAACAATTATTGGAGAAAACCTATAAAACCTTCCCGTTCGAGGGAGTATGGGAGAAAGCCTTGGGCAGACCCGAAGTAGGCGGGTTTTGGATTATCTATGGGCGAGAGAAGCAGGGAAAAACGTGGTTTTCGCTAATGTTAGCGGAATACTTGAGCAAGTTTGAACAGGTGATGTATGTAAGTGCCGAGCAGGGCATTAGTAAGTCCTTCCAAGAAGCATATATCCATAGTGGGCTTGACCCCAGCAACCGCAAGTTAAAGATAGTACCCTATACAGAGCTTACTGAGATAGAGAAAGCATTAGGTAAGCAACGCGCTCCAAAAGTAGTGATTATAGACAACACCACAGTTTATAAAGACGAGCTAACAGCCCCTAAACTTAGGGAATGGGGAAAAAATTATCGCAATGTACTCTTTATCTTCCTCGCTCACGAGGAAAAGGGAGAGCCCGATATAGCCGTGGCAAGGCTTTGTAAGAAGCTCGCAGAGGTGATTATACAAGTGGAAGGCTTGGCATGTAATGTATCGGGGCGTTGTCCTGGTGGGATACTTACCATAGACAAGGAGAAAGCAGAGTTATACCACGGTTGCGAGCCGAACGAATAAATGTAGACGAAGATAAAAAGAAACAAATGGAAACCATAGAAAAGCAAAAAGCATTCAGGGACTGCCTACTTTATTACTTAGATTGTAGTTATTGGACATACGAGCAATTACAATGGATGTACTTTGAAAAATGGTGTGAGCGGGCGTATCAACAGAGAAGGACTGTAGTGAGGCAAAGAATACTAATGAAGAACGACCACTTGCTGAATTGGTTCGCTAATCAGTGGGAGGTGTATGTAGAGGGCGAAATAGCTAAGTATTATGGCCAGTCACTTATGGAGGGGGTATTTGAACGAGAGGATGTAGAGCTGATGATAGAGTTACAGATGGAGAATATTTACCTGCTTTATCCCAAAATATTACTGAAAATGATAGATAAGAGCGAGAAACAAAAAATAATAGTACAATGAAACAGCTATATATGGACGTACTAAGGCTGGATAACTTCTTACAAGCCTTAACAGCACAAGAGCGGATAATGATACACCAGTATCACGCTGGATATAGGACCAGTGTACCAATAGTGGCACTAATCATCTACGAATGGATACAGGAAAAACATTGGAAATCTCCTTCCCTTCGTTATAATTCAGATAGAGAATTAATTTGGTACAATCAGGATACGAAAAATTGGGAAACCATAGAGACCCATAAATTATATAGAGCAAAAGTAGAAAGATAATTAAAAAAAAGAAATATAATGAGTTTAGATTTAACAAAATTGAGTGCAGAAGAGCGCGCCTCTCTTATTGCACAGGCGAAAGAATTAGACGCTAAGGAAAAAGTGGAAAAACAAAAAGCCTACGAGTCAATGAAAGCCGATGCGATCACGAGCCTTATCACCGTGGCTAAGGATATTAACCAAGAGCTAACAGAGTTCAAACGGCATTCTTTCGAGACGATGGACGCCCTACACGAGCTACTGAAAGAGTACAGCGGGCGACACGCTGATGGCAAAGGAAACTTTAAGATTGAGTTTGAAAACTTCAAGGTGGAGTACAACAAGCAGGGTAAAGGCTCCTATGACGAGCGAGCCACTGAGGCGGAGAAGTATATCTTTGACTTCATAGAAAGTCGTTACTCCGGAGATGAAGGGACTAAGGAATTTATCCTCTCATTATTAGAGCGTAAAAAAGGAGAACTTGACCCCGATAACATACAGAAGCTCTATAAGTATGAGAGCAAGTTTGCCGACCCGAATTTCTCCAAGGCGTGTGAGCTTTTCCGTGAATCCTACCAATATAACCACTCCAAGGATTATATCCGATTCTACGAGAAAGATGAGCACGGCAAGTGGCAGAATATACTCTTACAATTTTCAGCTGTTTAGGAGGCGAGCCACTGCGGATAATTATTAGATACCCTGCCCTTAACGTGTCGTTGGTATTAAGGGGACGCCCATAAGAGACCCACTAAGGCAGGGTTTTTAAACAACTTTTAAATAATCTTTAAAAACGATTTAAATGAAAGAAAAACCAACACATTACTATTGTCTCTGTACGAATAATAGTAAGCCTAAAAACAAATTACAGGAAGAGTTTTTAACCTTTCTAAAAAGTATGGACATGTCGCTTTATGAGGTAGATAAAATAGAAGATTTGAAAGTATATATACTCGAAAAATACGAGGAGATAAATAAAAAGCATAGGCGCTGCACTCCTTCACGTCTTTATTTTATAAGATATACAGATTATAATCTTTACTTAGATGGATTTGAGGCAGGAGGTCTACACTTAAGGGAAGCACACCTAATTGATATAAAAAACGATTTAAAATGATTAGCACAAGACAACTAAAGATTTTACAGAGCCTTTTTGTAAAAAGGTTTAAGAATAGAGAAGGCCGTTTGGCGTTTCTCTCCTGCCTCGTATTAAGGGAGCTGAGTTCATTCAAGGAACTAACAGAAGACGAAGCTTTTAAAGTATTAGACTGGCTGAAGTATGATTACAGTAAGGAAGCACAATTTGATAGCCATAATACGCAACACCTTAGCCTACTGGCAAAATGCCACGAATTGGGCTGGGTACGAGAGGATAATCCTAAGATTCCGGACCTTCAACGATTGGGTAAGTTTATGCTAAGTAAGAGGTGCCCTGTACAAAAGCCATTAATGGAAATGACTACTAAGGAAGTCAGTAAGGTAATAAGTGCCTTGGAGAGGATAATTGAAAAACGATATCAACATGAGAAAAAGTAACAAACAACAAGTGAAAAAAGAAAAATGTCCTCACAAGAACCAAGTATTGCGCACCATAGGAGGGCATTGTACCGTACAGGTAACTGCAATATTTTGCAAAGATTGCGGAAAGCAACTCACAGAAGCAAAAGTAGAAGTATAACATATAACAATATAAAAATGGATAAGCAAGAATTAATAGAAGAGTTTAAAAAAGTTATCAAAGCACTTGAAGAAGTTAAAAAGAATACTATTTTGGCCAAGGGAGTAATACTAAATGTTTTTTTAGACCTTCCGAATGGATTAGTAGAGGATACAGATGTAGAACCCTTTGTTAAAGAAATAACAGAGTTAATAGAAAAAATAACTATCTTATGGACAGATAATTAAATTTCAGAAAATGATTTATATAGTAACGATTCGCAGTTGTGCGGTAGTTTTGAAGCTCACGTATAAGGGTGGCACCTTCTCTAAGTTAGAGATCAAGAAAGGTACTTTGGAGGGGGAATACCTCAAGCAAATAGGTTTGCTTATTCCTCCATTAGAAAGCCTTATAGAGGAATGGCAGGGCAGTTGGGGCAATCGTATCATTTATAAACAAATTACAGAATGAAAATCGCCCTTACCCTATCAAAAGACCAAGCTGAAGTACTTGCCCGCGTTACATTTATAGGGCAACCCCTGTTCAACAACCGAGAGCAACGTGTACTCTACAGTATTATGCGAGAAGTAACCCTCAAAGCCACCCGCTTTTATATGGGTTTTACCACACAAAAACAACGTAGATTTTACATTAAACTTTATGAAGCTGATATGTTAGAAAAGTTCTTAGGATATATCCTTACAATGGAACACTACGGACAATATGAACGCCAAACACTATTACAAATAACATATAAAATCAACGAACAATTAGCATAACTATGGAAAATACTTATTTTTTTAAGGGTAAAAATACTCCTTCTGAGCATGTATTTAAATACGACTCAAATGGTAATTTAAGAGTATTTGAAAATACGGGTGAACCTCTTACTATAAAACAATGGTTATGGCTTTTTCATCCTGAACGAATACCTTATACCGAAGAACGAATACAAATACTTGCCAATGATATTGCTCTTAAAAAGCATTTTATTATTGAGAAAATTCCTTTCTCAGTAACTTTTGAAGACTTTTGGATTGAGTATGGAAAAATAGGTACTAAAGCAGTAGCTAAAAAGAAATTTGAGAAACTCAAGGCAGAAGAAGTTATCAAAGCCTTTTTAGGAATAGAAAAAGAACGTAATAAAAAGAAACTTGATGGCACTGCAATGCCTTATGCTGAGACCTATCTTAATCAAAAACGTTGGGAAACTTAAGAATTTTATTTGTATCATTTTTTATTTTTATTTGAACACCCTCTAAAATCCAATTTGGAAAAATGGGGGTGTTTTTTTATTTTTGCGGTCTAAAACCTATATTTATGCAAACCTATACCCTACAAAGAAAAGAGCGTTTAAAACGGCGTAATGAAAGTGTACGCAAACTCTTTGAAACACTTAGTTTAAAACATCCAAAGTGGCGAATGGAGGCTATTATAGCAGAAGTAGCTACACAGACATACCTTTCCCCTCGTACAGTGGGGGCAATAGTTTTTTATGAGGGTATCTATGCAGAAAGTTGAAAAAAGTTTTGGTAGTTTAAAAAATAGTT